AAAGCCATCCTAGAGCGAAAGAAGGCCCGCCGCTTAGAATTTGCCTTGAAGGCCCTAGGGGATTTCCTCTAGGGCTTTTTCATGGCTACAGAAAACCGCGAATTCATTCTTGATCCAGAGGATGAAGACGCCCCGATTCAAACCACCACCACCAAAAGCAACCCATCAAACATCATGAGCAATACACCCGCCAAATTCAGCGACGTTCAAGCCAAGGGCTTTTCCCGCCAATGCGAAAACCCCGCATGCGGAAAATGGATTCACCACCGTTCTGTCAAATGCCCTAGTTGCGGAACCGTTCAAGCTGCTGCCGCTGAAGCTGCCGCAAAAACTGGCGAAACACGCAAGAGCAAAGGAACTGGAGAACCATCCGCGCCAAAGGCCAGCAAAGCCCGTGCATCTTCTCCAGCTGGCACCGTTGATAAAACCGCTTTGATCCGTGTTCTTGCTGGTCGTGGTTTCAAATTTACGCGCCTTGTCAACAGCTTGACGGGTGAAGTGGTCGAGGAAAAGACAGATCCAAAAATCGACAATCTGAACCTTCAATTTACCGCTGTTCCCTCTACTGGCGCTCAGGGCATTTACGTTACTCAGACAAACCCACAAATCCTTGTCACAATGACGCTAGACGCCATGCTTGATCTTGGGAAAATCAAACCCTGATTTCCTCCCCTGTTTCCTTCTAAAGCCCTCTAGGATGATTCCTAGGGGGTTTTTTTGAGCCCTACCCCCGTTTATCAACAATGAACCCAAGAAAGATCAACTTTGAATTAGCGCATGAAACAACACCCGTTATAAAGCCAAAAACTTATGAATTTAAGTATTTAAAAGATGTATGGGCGGATTTTGCATATCAATCGGCAATCGCCATGAGTGTAATTTTAGCCCCTCCAGTCTTGGCTGATTCATGTATAACTTGGGAGCGTGCAATGGTTGCAGCTTATATTAAAATGTATCCAGATGACAAATCAGACCCGACGCTTTTTAGTCAAATAGAAACACCGGAACAACATGACACTTTAAGTGAGTTAACATTTAAGAACTACGATCTGCATCTTTCATTAGCTGATAATGATTTAGTGATCCACGGTCGAAATGTGTGTGCATCAATGGTTGATAAACTCCTAAGTATTACCGACCAATCAACACTAGAAATTTTCGAGAATGTCCTAAAGTCATTTTTGATTCAGTCGTGGTCTGCCTTTGAGGTATTAACCAAGAATCTATGGCATCATGTGAAAGCTCTTAATGATCCAAGATTCATTGTTCCTAATAAACCTAGATTCGCATCCTTGGAATCAATCCAACAAACATACGCGAAAAGTTTCAATAATACGGATATAACAAAGTATATTAATGATTCACACATTAAGCCACTTTCAAAATTACGTAACGTGTTTGTGCATAATCACGGCTTAGTTGACGAAAACTTCAAAAAAGGATTGGAAGATTACCCCGAACTTAGTAGATACTTTCAATTGCAGGAAGGAGAAGAAATATTAATTGAAGGGGGGTTGGCTAAATCCATTGTTGAACAAACATTCACAAGCGCAAACAGATTGATTATTGCCGTTGATCTTTGGTTAGATGGAAAACTCTAACCCAAAAAAGAAAGCGGGCGGGGAACCACCCCCACCCGCCCCGCCTTTGAACCTTCAAAGGCCGACACGTCTATATGAAAAAAACTAAACCTTTGGAATCAACTCAGTTAATACACCATCAGAAAACAAATAATAAGAACCATTCGACCTAACAACAATTTCAACAGTTTCGGCTTTTAATCCGTTTGCAGGGATGAAAAAGCAATCTTGGGAAATCGTTGGTTTGTCGGTCATATTCTTATTTAGTCTAGGAAGATTCTTTTTCAGCAAAAACTTCAAACTTTTTTAGTTAATATGGAAATTTAGTCTTTCCCTGCTGAATGGAACATCAACCTTGCAACGCCTGAAAGCGTCTTCCCTTTGAACTTCAAAAAGCATGCGTTCCAATTCATCAAGTTCATCCTCAGTTGTTGACACGTTATTCACAGCGGGTTTTTCCTTTGGTTCTTTGTTGGTTTCTTTACTCATATTGATTCTTTCCGTGAATGCCTTTGCATTGATCAAACGAAATGAATCGTTGATCTTGTAACCCCTCGAAAAATGGCCGGGGCTGTAATGCCTGTTGCAAGTGATCAATCCCCCATCAACGGCGCAATGTATGATCTTGCTGGCAATTTCAATGTTTTTAAAGATGGCCCCAAGATATTTGACCGGGAGGTTAATAAAACCGCTCTTGTCAGGCTTGTTATTCTCAAGAAGGCAAATCAGAAACTTCATGCGCTCCATGCCAATTTTACTTTTACCAAGTGTCTTGGTTCCGTAGGGGAGCGATTTTAAAAGTTCAATTTCGTATTGGCTGAACTCTCGGGTTGATTGTGGGGATTTTAGCTTGTTGGTTTTCATTGTGTCTAACTGTATTTATTCCCGACATTCCAAAATCTTGATGAAAAATGAAAAAATCTGAAATTTGTTATTTGCCCGATTAGAACACAGCCTTTTTGCTTTTCAATAGGTCGAAACGCTGGTTCGGAATTTTGAGGCGCAAGTTCGGATTTTTGGGGGTGATTAGCGGTCGAAATAGTGGCCAAAATGCAAAAATCCGAACCATAAGAATATATATTAATATATAGAGTAATCAGAGGGATTCTGTCCCTGTCTGAAAGTATTCTGAATAAACGTCACCCCCTATGGGGGTTCCTTCTATTCTAATTCCTTAATGTAAGAGGGAGCAGATCCCTGCGGGGCTGTTATTCTGGATTAATCATGATAGTTTTATTAAGTCCCCCGTGCGCGAGCTGATGCCCCGCTGATGCCC